CCAAAGTTTTGTGTCTGTAGATAATCAATGACATCTGTTCTCATCTTACTCTCTTAATGTTATACTGGCCTGGTGACTTCTCTCCTGACTCCACAGTGTTGTCATTGTCAAAGTCATACCAATCACCAGCTGTGATAAGTTCACCAAATAAACTTTCTGCTCGTTGAATGTAGTAAGCCATCTTCTGGCGTTCTGCACTGTCTTCGTTGCCAAAGTCTGCAATACTAGGTAGAATGTATTCTGCAAGTGCGGTGTAGACACATAGGTCAGTGAAGTCGTTTACACGACCCTTGATCCTGTTAGCATTGACAGCAGGGATATCTGCCACGGTATTATATACTGTGGCTTGATCACGCCTGGTGTAATATGATTTCCACCAAGCACTGGCACGCAGTTTGGATAAAATGCGTTCCGTTGCTCTTACTAACTGTGTCTCCACTGCATCATCAGAAAGGCCTTCGTTGGCTTCAAACAACCGTGAGTCTTTGTCAACCACATCTTGGAACTCAGCAAAACTGATTACCGTGCTATTTTCAGTTACGAAAGCCATTCTATTCTCCTATTAACTCAATTCAGAGTCAAACTTCAATGAGATACCATAAGCATCATACAATTCACCAACACCATAATGGCAACTTGCAACTACATCAGTGCCTAGGAAACTGGCACGACGCTGTGTTTCAATTGTGATATCACCAACTAGGGCAAGACCCAATGCATCACGGTGGAATACACCGCCTGGGAAGTCGCCAGCGTTAGTTACATACGCAATGTTTGCACTTTCGTAGATTGGAACACCAGCCAACTGGCCAATGTAGCCCATACGCATTGCTTCATTGCTAACTTCAGAAACACCGCCACCTGCTGTGAACGCAACGGTTCCGCCAGTGGTCAATACTTTCTTCAATGTGTAAGCAATTTCTGGGTGTAGAACACAGGCAATACCTTCCATACCAATACCTTGAGCACGGAGTTTAGCCACTGCTTCAAAGATAGCTGCGGCTGAAATGTTGGTTGTGTAATCATTTGTGAATGTTACGCTGGTTGAGAAACCTGCCAATAGAGCACCTAGATCAGCGTCCATCTTGCGGGCTACTGCCTCACCAAATAAACGACCCAAGTCAGCAACTACATTGCTGGCACTTTGAACCACTGATAAGTCAGTTACCATTGTGCGGATTGCCTTAGGGCTGATAGTGATTTGTCCTTGTGATGTGCTAACTGCTGTGTTAGAAATCTCATCACCTTCAGTTAGAGCGGCTGCTGTTTGTTGTGGGTAGATTGGAACTGTCACAACTTTACCTTGACCTGGAGCCAAAGAATAGTTACGAACTAGACCTCTCATAATACTTCTTTCTGAAGCAACGAACATTGCTTCTTGAACGATAGACGGCAATAAGTCGTCTAGTGTGCTTGTGGTTGAACCTGCCATAATAATATCTCCTTAATTAGATTGTTAGGCTATTCCGTTCTTCTTGCGGTAATCCGCATAGATTTTACGGTGTTCTGGATTTTTCATATCCAGTGATTTAATGTCTACTTTGCCTTGTCCCCCAGAGAAATTACTTTTGGTATTTGTAGTTGTAGGATTGGCCAGTTTGAAATGCGGATTGGAATCTAAGAATTCTCGCACTAGGTCTTCAACACCAAGAGCCTCGCCCTTGTCTGTGTATCTAACACTGCCTTTTGCATCTACTACTTCTACATCACCACCTTCATTAAGTCTTACATTTGTTGCAAGAAGAGCCTTGACCTGTTCAGCATTTACCGCATTATATTTGGCAGCGGCTGAAAGTATGGGCACATTCACTTTGTATTCTTTAATGACACTATCTCTCTTTGAGATTTCAGCATCTTTTTTAGCGGCCATTTCTTGTAGTGTCTTTTCAAACTCCCCACGCTTGATTGCTTCTGCTTGCTGTTTCTTGGCAGCTTCTTCACGAAGTTGTCTAAGTTCTGCAGGGTCGCCTAAGTCTTCATAGGGTTTCAAGAGTTTCTTTTCCAACGACCCTTTCATACGGGCCATCATATTGTCTACTTCTTGTTGACTATAAGTTTTTGTCGCTTGTGCCTGATTTTCAGTTTGTTCAGTTGCCGCATCAGTTGCGTTGTCTGTTACCAATGTATTATCTGACATTGTGCATCGCCTCCTTGGAGTGTTTAGTGTTATATTTATAGCCGTGTAGTAAAATCACGGGGATAAACGGTTTCTTAAGTCATTTAATTGCTTTCTATTCTGCTGGATCAGGACCTTGACTGGTGTTGCAAACTCTCCATAGCCAGGATATGAAAACAACCATTCAGATAGTTGATCATTAGTGTCTAGTTCAAGTGCCATACCTTCAACAACCACATCAGGATAATCTACAATATACATTCTGGCATCAAGTGATCCCAGTGGCAGTATCTTGGAGATTGTGCTCCACTCTATGATTTCTATCTTGTTCTGTAGGTAGGCACGAAGACTCCAAGGACATTCTCGTTGAATGCTCTCAAAGTATTCAAGCCAATTAACGCTTTGGTGGCTTCTTGCCACGACCACGGCCTCTTCCCATTGCTTTTTTCATCATAACCAGCTCCTTAGTTGTTGTTTCTTGCTGCCTCTGCAGCCGCTTTCACAATGTCTTCTACTGTGATACCTGGCAATGCTGCCATAATCTCAGCATTGGTCATACCTGTCATAATCATTTCTTGTATCTGTGCCATCAGTTCAGCAGTCATAACTCTGGACATTTCTTCATATGGCTCCCACTTAGCACACCAGTAGACTGCACGAACTGGTGCATCAAACTTGGTGCAATAGAGTTCACCTGGCTTGTAGTATTCACAGTTGCCACAGTTTTCACCTTGTGGAACTTCAGGGTTTGAAGCAGGTTGATAAGCTGCTGGCAAGTTGGCATTAATCTCTTCACCATCAGGATACAGTCTACCTGGTTGTGGATTAGGATCTTGGAATGGTAGAAGTTCTTTCTCTTCACCCATCCATTCTAGGATATGTTCATCTATCTTGCGTAGAACTGCAGGATCTGTTGCTGTGTTTTTGGCAGTTTGTAATTGTGTAATCTCACTGCCTGTGTCACGGATGTTGAAGCTGCCTGGATAATCTATGCTACCTTGCCAGGTTGTGCCCATATAGGCACACCATATCATCCACATTTGTTCTTCTGCTAATTCTAGGTTATCTGCCTTTTCACTTAGTCGTGCATTTAGCAATTGGAATTCTGTTTCCATTGCAACACCGCTCATAACCTTGCTTTCTGTGGCACGAACTGCACCTGTGTTGGCCATCTTGTCTATTGAGTCTATTGAGTGTTGAATGGCTTGATAGATTGAATCAATTGAAGCACCACCAAACTCTAGTAGGTATGGCTTCAAGCCTGGATCTAGATTCTCTGGCATATGGATCAATGCCCCTGATCCTGTGCCTACTTTGGTTTCTGGAGTCACAACAAGACTGGGGTGGCTGTCCATACGAATTGATTGTTCTACTTCTGATGTGGCATTGTAGATAAACTTTTGTGCATCAGCAATGTCAGCGATATCACTAACGCCAAAGCCACGAATGATTGAACGACCATTGTAGGCACACACAGCAGGTATCATTCCCAAGCCATTGACTTCTACTATCTCTTCTACTATCTCTTCTTTCTTGGTATCTATCACAGTGGTAGTCACTGTTTCAGGAGTCCATAGTTTTACAATCTTGATATCACCTGTGGTTTCTTCTAGGTATCTTAATTTGTTTAGAGTCACACGACCACTTGGTGCACGACTGTATTCCCAGTCTAATACAACCATAGGAGTCAATAGACTGACATATGGGCGAACACCCATTGATTGTTCATCTGCCACGGTGACAGCACCCACATTAGGCTTGCTTACTATGATCCAAGCGTGTCCAAACACTGATGTCCAGGTAGCAACATCTTTCATAAATGCGTTGAGGCTGCGACCATCAAAGTCTGCATCATTTAAGAAGTCTTCTAATTCAGGAAATGATTCAAGCCCGTTGAATTCTCTTACAGGTTCTTCACGGAATAAGAAACTATTATACACTGATATCACACTTTGGCAGTGATTCTCAAGTGGTGTTGTGCGAATACGAGCACGATATTCACCGTCTGTTTCCAGTTGATATCTGGTTAGGTGCTGTGCGTCTTTGTATTCTTGGCCACCCACATAACTTTGTAGTAGGTATTGCCACTGTGGGAAGTAGGTGTCATAGAGTAGATTGCCCTGCAATAGTCTACTAAGTTCGTCTGATAGCGTTTCAATTATGTTCATCGTTGTGTCCTATTTAAGCCAAGGCGTGTGACCAGCGTCTTGGCAGTGTTGTATCTGGGTCTATGTCCCGCTTGACTGGGAATAGATAATCTACCATATAACCTAGTGCGTCATTCATATGGTCGTAGCCACCGTCTTTGTCTGGCTGGCTGCTTCCTTCTTTGTAGGTTTGGCGTTCAAGTCCTTCAATAGTGTATTTACACTTGGGATCAATATACAGCTGTCTAATGCCGCTACTTGAGCACAATCTTGAGTTGACTGCGTTGATTCTATCTCGCACTGGAGTGTGGTGTCTAGGTGCTTTGACCACGAACCCTGCATTAGACAGGATGGTGATGTCAGTAGCACCGCTTGCTGAGCTTTTCCTTTGGTGTCCTGCTGGATCTGGATAGACAAAGACTTTACTACGCCCGTATCTGCTTTTAATTTCAGCCACTGCTTCTTGGGTGTTAGAAGAAAACAGGCGGATTTCGTCAATGACATATAGGGAGTCTCCTTCTCTTACTGCTATGACTGCACTCATAGGATCTATGTTGAAGTCCATACCTATGTAGACCACATCAGGAATGGGTTTGTCCCAACTCTTTACATTGTGAGCACGGTCAAAGCCATAATAGATTCTGCCTGCAAATGTTTCAAAGGTGGCTAGGTATTCTTGTCTAAAGGTGCGTTCATCTAGATCCTGCTTGGCAGCTTCTATTTCTTCTGGGGGCACACGACCACCGTCAATGGTGGTAAAAGAATATGATTGCCAGTTTGCATTGTCTATGCTGTTCTGATATATCTCATAAGCCCAATTGCCAATGCCCTTGGGTGTACCAATAAAAAGAGCACGGCCCTGCTTGTCAGAGAGAGTAGGACGAAGAGTTTCATACCAAGCTTCAGGGTCAATGTCTGCAAACTCGTCAAGCACAATAAAGTCAAGACCAACACCGCGTAGACTATCATAATTATCAGCTCCCTTGAGACTGATGACACTGCCATTGCGAAGTTGAAGAGTGAGTTCTGTTTCATTTGCTTTCTTTACCCAGTTGAGATCTTGTAGTTTGTTCTTAAGTTTACGCCACACAATCTGTTTGGCCATCTTGTAGGTTGGAGCCACATACCATACTTCACGACCAGGTTCCTTGGCGTGTTTGCAAAGTTCTCTAATAGAGAGATGTGTCTTGCCAAATCTGCGACCAGCAACCACAACACGGAATCGTGTTGCGTCATTGGCCACTTGATCTTGTGCATTACTTAAAGGCATTGTAGGCTTGACCTAGTATGGTCAGCGTGATTATTATTGTGAGAGTTATGATGACATCCTTGTCCCAGACCAAGCCAGTCAGCCAGGGACGAATCCACAGATAGTTGACAATGATTAATGCCAAGACAAGATGTTGTTGTTCTAGTGTCACTCAAATAATGCATCAAAGTTGTTTTCGCTCTTGTTATATTCTTCTATTCTTCGCTTGCTTATCTCAACATAGGCAGGGTCTAACTCACAGCCTATGTATTCGTGATCTAATGCCACTGCGGCACAGCCTGTTGAACCACTTCCGTTAAAAGGATCCAACACTATGCCACCTGGTGGAGTGATCAGTTTAATAAGATACTTCATTAGTTCTATGGGTTTCACTGTGGGGTGATTGTTTTCAACACTATCATCTATGTGTCTTTCACTACGGCTGACCTTGGGGCAGTAGAAATACTTTTGATATGGTTCTGCTATCTCACCTAGAACATTAGAGGGAAAGCGTCCCAGTTCGTTGGTTTCTACTTTAACAAACTCTCCCTTTTCATAACTGTCTACCTGTAGAGTATGTCCACTCCAGGCTGCTGTGGGCACCTTGTGGTCAATGCTGGCTTTGTCTTTGTCATTGGCATAGGGCACACGAGTAGCATCAATGTTGAGAGCACCTGTGCCCCACTGCTGAGCGTTCTTGGCAATACTATTATTCTTATATAAAGGCTTGCGTGCCAGGGCAATAGGTTCGTGTGCTGGCTTTAGACTTGAGCCCCAACCTAGCCACGGTTCTGCTTCTGGTGTTTGTGCCTTGTAGATCATACCGCATTCAACTTCTTGACAATCATAACGAGCGGCACTATCTTTATGGCATTTAGGACATTTTACTCCACTACCTACATCTAATCCGTTATTGTCTTTCTTGGGACTATCGTGTCTTTTTAAATTGTTTTTCTTACCTGCGGCCCTATCAATGCTTTTACCAATGTCCTGGCTCTTGGGAAAGCCACTAGAATAGATCCACATAATCTGATCACGGATTTCAAAGCCTGCTTGTTCTAGGGTAACTGCAAGGTGATGATAGGTTCGTGCCGCACTGAACGCAAGTATATGTCCGCCTGGCTTGAGCACACGCAGGCATTCTTGATAGGTCTCAAGTGCTCCAGTGTTGGCATCCCACGCTTTACCTAGAAAATCAATGCCGTAGGGTGGGTCTGTGACGATGGCATCTATACTATTGTCAGGAATAGTTTTAAGGGTTTCCCTGTTATCGCCCTGTAAGATTTGATATTTCATTTGTGTCCTTGTAGCAAATATCGTTTTAATTTTTATTCATCGTTCCAAGGTAAGGCTTCTTGATCCTGGCTGTTAGCTGGTGTGTCTGATTGTCCTAGATACTGCTTGCCCAACCATATCAACAGAGTGGCATTGCCAGCCAATGCTGTTTGTAATTGCACGGCTCTTAAACGGCGTTTCATTCCTGCACGGGCTTTTGTAAGATAATCGCAAAAGTTGTAGTTCAGAGTGTCTTCCTTGATCATAAACCACTCTGCAATCTCTTTGTTATTACAGCCCAGTTCTGCCAGTTTATAGACTTCATCTGGTGGCACCACACGCTTTTCACGGCCTACAATTAGACCCTGCTTGGTGACTTCACCCCACTTGGGATCCTTGCGTTGAGGATACTCCCACTTGGGAAATTTAGTTAGATCTTGATGCGGCTCTTCAACCGTTGCTTGTGTTTTTGGCTGTGGCGGTCGTGCGGTGATGGCACCGCTGTCTATGATTGTATTCATAGCAATATTTATTGTCGTGCTATAAATCTGGTGTGTTTATTGAGTTTTTTGTGCTCTTAACATATTGACTTCATTGCGAAGTAGATCAACCTGCAGTCTAGTGCTTTTGACTAGATCTATTAGTTGACGATGTTGTTCAACTAGATCATTCATTAAATTTTGATTGTTGTTATGCCCAACAATCAATTGTCCAATGTTGTGTTTGGCTATCTGTAGTTCTTGATATGGGTCCCAGCCCGTGTTGTGAAAGTCATTCATTATTCAAAGGAGAATAGTAGTTCTTTGGGGGTGGGTTCTGGCACAGGCTCACGGTCTTTGGCAGTATATTGAGTAGTAGGTTGACCCGTGATGTCGTTGATGAAGTCTTTGATATTCATCCAGGCACGGAACACAGCCTTGTTGCCATTCTTCTGATCTTTTCTATACAAGGGCTTGCCAAATGCCAAACGCTTGTGAATATCTGCGGTGCCTTCATCTAGTTTATACCAGCGGCGGTATTCAGTTTCATACTGTATTTTCAGTGCAGGTTGGATGTCAACCCAATCCCACCAATCTTGATCAGTCATTGTGCCAAATATGTGCTGCCAGAATTCTTCATCATCGTGTAGCTCACCTTTGAGGCGATCCCAGTGATAGTTGGTAATCTCTACATAATCTAGAATGTTCTGTAGTTTTTGATCATAGGTTCTTTTTGCCATTTCAATATCCTCTATACTCTCTTTGTCTTTTTAAATATTCATATCTGCGGGTCACAGATACATTGCCTAACACCCAGGCTCCTTGGTGATCATCACGAGTCATTACATAGTCTTCACTACCACGACCACGAAACTGCCATAATCCTGCCCAAAGTCTTTGAAAGTCATCAAAGTCTAGCAGCCAAACTTCATTACGAAATCGTGCCTGCGCTTGTGCCCTCAACCAGGCTATGTTCTGTTGATGCGGTATTTCTCCCTGTACTTTCCAGGTGTGTGGTCTAATTCCTGTTCTTGGCATAGTGTTATTTATTCTGGTGCCTAAATAATCATTCATTTCCTGGAGCACATTCATTCACGGTATCAGTGATCCATTGCATTATTTCTTTGTGCCGTGCTTCTGTGCAATGAATCCAACCCTGTTCTTGTTTAGGATTCCAATGCAATCGTTCTGGTCCCCAACCACCATCGTACAGTATTTCATCGCTGTGCCGTATTTTGGTAAACATTTCGTGGCGAGAATCTGCTGCCTGCCACTCAGTGATGTAATCATAGGGCTTTAGTTCGCTGTGTTCATACCAACCCATTACGGGTCGCCATTCTAGTTCAATTCTTTGTGTAGCCAACTCGTGCACCTTGATTATTGTATATGTAGGTCTTGCTCCCACCTGCTCCACAGAAGCTGGGATAGCGGCCGCCATTGTTTTGGCTTTGACAAGGGTCCTGTGTGTTTAGATAGTGAGCATACATTTCAAAGGGTGTGGCACAACCACTTAGACCTACTGCTACTAAAAGTATTAGAATTCGCATTGCCATTATCCTTAAAGGTCCCCCGTTTCGCGGACCACTACGGGGGGAAGTGGTAGAACAAGGGTGAGACCCCCAGTCCGCTGTCACAACTGGAGTCACTCAGTTGATGTTAATGATCACTGCAACCACAACCTTCTGGACCCACTGCCGCTACTAATACTTCAAGTTCTTCTTGATGATTGCACCATCTTGCGGCCCATACTGCGGCATCGTATTCTGTGGGGAACGGCTCTGACTCTGCTTCGTGTCCGCAACAGAAACAGTAGACCACATAGTCTTGTTCTGTTAGACGCTGAAACCATTGAGCTGTTCTTGAACCGTTGACTTGCTCATTTACAAATAATCTATCACCCATAATGTTTTTCCCTGTGATTGAGCTCTTCTTGCTCTCTTTGGGCACGACGAAGTTCTCTAATCTTATTTATTGTTGCCTGTTTTTTCAATTCGTGCTTGCGGGCTTCTTGCTCATTTAGGCGACGAATCTGTTCCATCAGTGTTTCTTGTGTGTTCATTCTGCGGCCTCCAATATCTCTTTAGAATATTTTTCTAATAGTTTAGGTGTAAGTTTGCGGACAGCGTAAGCATAGTCTGGGCTATCCCACCAGCCATCTATTTTCAGTTGTTTTATGGCGGCTGTTTTAGTTGGATGTAGATAAACTGCTTTAATTTCGCTTGTGGTATATTCACGAATCACTGTGATAACTTTCATTCTGCAGCCTCTAAATGTTCTTTTACTAAATCTTCAGCATTGAAGCCCCAACCATCTTCGTCTTCAATACAACACAACTCTTCAATCTCTTCGTATTCTTTAACGAGATATTGGGCAAGTTCTTTAAGGGTGTCAAATTTAACGGTTTCCCTACGCTGGTGAGACTCGCCGTAAATAATATAATACATTTTGCTGTCTTTCTGTATGTGTTATAGACAGCACACTATTGCGCTGTCTATGTATTATTATAGCGTATGCTGTATTTATTGTCAATGACAAAAACATCCAATTTAGCGTTTGCCCAATATGTTGTTCTTGTGACAGCGCACTGATATTTGGGCATTATACCAATCTGCAGATTCCAAAACGCCATTGTAGAACTGCTCTTTGGCTTCCCAATATGAACACTCTGCTTTGGAGTAACACAAGCGAATGATCTCTCGTGAGAACTGATCTTTGCCCTGTAGCTCAATGTCTTTGGCAAGAGCATCACTTGATCCGTAATATGTCAACCAATCACTATCCACATATGAACGAATCTTTTTCTTTACTCGTTTACCATTTTTCTGTGTGTGCATCTTATATCGTGTTTTGGCAAACTTGGCTAACTTCTTACCAATATACTTTTTGTCATTTATCAAGTTCGTAATCAGATACACAAAGCCAACTACATCATCAGGAAGTTCAGTAATCTCTTTATTATTGTAAATCCACATATCACTTATTCCTTACTATTAAAGATGTCTTACAGACATCAACTCATTTCGCTTCCGCTCACTCGTATGTCGCTTCGCTTCGTTCAGAAACACATAATGATCTATTGAGATACTTTATGTAGATTGTTTCAGTCAGACGGAACCGTTTTCAGCGGCACCGTCTATCTTTATGTGAGTTGCCCCAGCCAAGACTTATGGAAGCAGGTGTTTTCATCACTGTATGCTAAAGGACTCTGTGCTTTTCCTTACCTGCCACGATATGCGTTACCGCACTCTAGACCTCGTTCCTAGTGTCTAGATGTTTATAGCCAGTGTGTTCGTATGCTAACATTCATACTATATCAATGCGTTGGTTATCTTTGCTTTCAACCTCAAACCCACTTCCAATTTTTCAGGATAGTTGCCGTAGCAACGGGGGTGCCTCAATATGTCTCGTGCCCAGTTATTCCCTGGTTTTTCCACAGCCCTATTACAATCTGGCGGGCCAACCTTGTGTGTTAGATGATAGTGCCTAAAATGATTTGGATTGCCAATGATGCCTAAGTGTTTTGCCTGTCACAAGTATTTATATAAGAGACAAAATATCAGAATTAAATGTGGTAAAAGACGAAACCCAATCATTGCGACTGGGTTTCTAACAGGGCTCGTTTCTAATGGCAATAAGAAACTACTTTTTGATTTAGTGACAGCCAAACCATCCCTTAGGATTAACGGATATTTGTCCCTGCTAATAATATTTATTCCGCCTGTGTGTTTTCACAATGAATTGTGATTATTTCTTTATCACTTTCAAATGACACTTGATGTCCAGTCTTAAGTGTGCTGTAATGATTTGAAGCATTGTTGTCTGGTACGGTATATTTGCCAGTGTCTTTGTTAAGATATCGTTGACAGGTCACACATCGTTTACGCCAATGCAGGCCTAGTGCTCTTGATGGATATATTTTGGCAGTGACTTGTCTGCCATTGGGGCAGTGTTTACCGCAGTCTTCGCAGTTAGTGGCACAGGGTTTAAGTTTGACCAATATGGGTACCACTGTGGGATTGACACCATCAACAAGCTGCACTGCCATTTCTGGCTCTTCACCTTCCACAATGGGTTTGAATTTACCCTTGGCCATTTTACGGCTTTGTTTAATTTGAGTGTCGCTGACCTTTTCAAATCGCCATTCTGCCACTTCACTGAGGATTTTTTTAAATTCTTTGTCGTCCATCCCATACTTACCTGAGACTGGTTGCGAACTCCACTAGAATTGGAAGGAATGTTGCACCACAAAGAATAATCAATATGGCCCAAATGCGATTGTCTATCTTGTCTACTTTGGTTTCAACACGATCAATGTCTTCTGCCATATGAGCAAGATGATTTTCTTTGATGGTTTTGATTTCTTGGGCAAGTTCTTTGATAGTCATTATGCTGACCTCGCTAGAACTTTGACACGGAAGTTTCTACGATCAATTAGTCCATTGGTTGTGGTCACTTGGCAGGTCACAGTATAGGTCTTGCCTTCCTGTCCGTTGCTTAGTTCCACAAAGGTCTTGGTGCCTACACGATTTTGACTTACCTTGATCAGAGGGTCTGGGTCATTGGCACGAGCGGTAATAGTATATGACACAGCACTTAGACTGTCACCTACTGGAAGCCATTCGCTCCACTCAAAGGTATAGACTAATTGTGCTTCTGTGTCCTTCTGGATTGTTAGTCCCTGGATGGTTTGAAAAAATCCTGTTGTAGCCATATTATGTGCTCCTTATATTATATATTCTTGTTTCTTGATCAACGGGGAATACTCTTGTTTCCGCTGTGATATTGTATGTCCAGTTCTCGTTGGGTATCACATACAGAATATCATTGTAAACTGGTACTTCGTCTGGTACAATGTAAACATAATCCTCACGAGCTATGGTGTAGACAAATTGGGTTAGACTGGCCGCATCAATTTCACGAACAGCAGCCACAAAGGTCATTGCAGAACTAATCACCGCTGAGAATTGAACTATCTTGGTCGCATTTGCCTGGATAGTGGCTTGAGCCTGTAGTGCGGCCTGTCCGCGGTGTATTTTAACTGCATTTACAATCAGTGCAGTAGATACAGCCAAGTTAGCACTAAATGCACGGAACTTGTCAGCACTTGCAGTTAAGTTAACTACTGATGTTGCAGTGACAGCAATTCCTGCAATTTTATCAACATTAGCGTCTAATGTAGCAAAGCCATTGGCAACAATATCAGCACCTTCAATGTGACTGATAACGCAGCTTACACTGGCAACAGCAGTTTGACTACTTGATGCACTGGCAGTTCTGTTTACAGCCGCTGATAGTGTTGCTTCACTGGCAATTGTAGAACTTAATTGAACAACTTCATTAACAGCCGCAATGACTGTGAAGTTTGAACTAATACTGCTATCAACACCTCTCAATCTCAATGCAGATGCAGTTTGTGTGAATACTGCACTTTGATCGCTTTCAGCAAACTTACCAGCAAGAGCATCAGCAGTTAGTGTTGCAACACTATTGATCTCAACATTAATACTTCTGACGCGATTGTCTATTGTGGCAGACTGTGCAAATGCACTTGATTGATTTGAGATTGCTCTACGAATTATATTAGCACTAACCGCTATTGCAGATTCGCTTGATACTGCAGAATCAAAGCCGTTTATCTTTATAGCGATACTAGTTAATGCAAATTCACTAGAAACAATAACAGCGTTATTGCCAGTCTTGATGGCTGCGGCTGCAACTGTAAATTGACTGGCTTGCGTTGAACTAGCCTGTTTTATTCTGCCAATGCTGGCTGATTGTGTTGTATTGACCTGTAGAATAACGCCAAAGCCGCGTACTCTACCGTTTTCCACACCTAAAACAATTTCACTACTTAGATCCGCAGAAAGTTCTTTGTCAACGGTTATTTCAGCAGTTAGTGTTGAAACAATATTAGCATTTACAAAGAATTTAGCAACCTTGACCACTGCCGTTAGCTGACTGGCAAGGGCTTCAGTGTTTATTACTGCCCTAGCAGTCTTAATGGCTGATATTTCAAGAACTTCGTAGTAGCCAGTTTCTAAATAGTCTGCTAAAATATATGGTCTAGAAGTAGAAAATTCACTGACTAATTGGGCACTGGCTACTTTAATTTTTTCTGCTGTCGCTGATAAACTAGAAACTAAAGTTAAGGTGCTATCAGCAAATCTAACTCTTTGACCTTGTGTTGATGTAGCGGTTTCTGATGATATTGTGCTAGAACCAACAGCAGTTTTTACTGCATCTACTGATTGTGTAAATGCAGAATTAATATCACTGGCAGCAAATCTAACTCTTAGAATATTAGCAGTGGATGTAAATGCACTTGATTGGGTTGATACTGCACTTCTTGTTACTACGCCATCAGCAGATAGTGTGCTATTGCTAAAGGCCACAAGGTCAGCACCTTCAATGTGACTAATTGTGCCTGTAAAAGTAGCCTGAGAGTCAAGAGCAGAAACTATGTTTGCTGTCTTAACAGCCTCTGTGGATTGTGTGAATACTGCGTCTTGATTACTTATAAGACCTCTTGTTCTTGCAACATCTGCTGACTGTGTAAACGCACTGTCTAAAGCGGCACTACTTGATTGTATTCTTAATATGGTTGCAGAAGTTGACGCCGCACTAGATATGACAGCAGATGCCTCAATAAATCTTATTTTATCAACTGTGGCTGTAATAGTGGCCGCAGTAGATATGGCGGCTTCAGCAACCTGTTGAATGCCTATGTCATCGCGATAGTCAATGTCATAATGGAATAAGGCTCTGGTATACTCGCTGTCAGCGTTCCAACGACGATTAGTTGGTACTGTGATTGATGTTTGTGTAGGAGCAAAACCACTGGCGTTATTTGTACCTTGTGGGCCAGTGATAATTCTTAATTCATCAATTTTAAAACTAGTATTGTATTGACCATCTGGGCCAACTCTTAAGAAATAATTGCTAAAACCTGCTTGACCATTAATGTGGGCAGTGTTAAAAGCTACTCTATTACCGTCCAGCCAAATAGCGTTGCCAGGATTATCTCCATTGGCGTAGCCCTGTGTAGCAATGGCAATATGATGCCAAGTGTTCACGGTAATGTTAATATCAAATACTTGAAAAGTAACTCCTCCAAGCATTGCTATTCCGCCAGTGGCTCCAGTTTTTACTGTAACATACCAAACATAATTTGGGTAGGAGAAGCTAGTAGAACTATATAAACCTACAATAGGTACAAAATTTTGTGTTATACCACCAGAATAGAACCAAAACTCAACTACTCTATCATTGTAAGCACCACCAAAACTAGTGGCCATTGAAGGAGTAGCGTGATAATCAACATAGCCTAGATTGGCTCCAGTAAATGTTGTGCCAGTGCCTGATGTAATTGACAAACTACCAGTACCAAACTTCTTGATGCTGGTATCTATTAGTCTTTTACTTGCGTCTGATGATAATCTCTTGATGTCTAAAGGTCTATCACGATACACCACAGTGGCCACAGCACTTAGTGTCTGTGTTATTCTTGCTGTTCTATTAACCAGTGCTGTTTGTGTAAACTGACTGGATAGATTTAGTATAATACCTGGATTGCGTCTTACATCTGCAACAACTGTGGTGCTGACAGATTGTGTTGACGCTATCTGTTTGATTCTTGTAGCAGTGGCTGTTAATTCAGCATTGCTAAATGCCACAAGGTCAGCACCTTCAATATGACTGATAGTGGCAGTGAACACAAACTGAGATGTTAGAGCACTTGATTGATCTCTTGTTCTATCGTCAATTGCTGCCGCCAATGAAAAAGCCGCTGATTGACTTGATGCATAATCGCGGCTTCTGACTGTGTTAGCAGTAAAAGAGAACTCCGCCGCTTCTTCACTGGCTGTGTTTCTAGTTCTAACAAAGTCAACAGCCACACTAAAGGCCGCACTGGCTGTTATATTATTATCACGAATTCTACGAACCGCTGCCTCTAACTGTGCGTTGCTGAATGCAAATAGGTCAGCACCTTCAATGTGACTGATTATTGCTGTTTGTGTAAATGCAGCTGTGATTGCGGATTGACCACTGGCTATAACATTTACACTAACACTGGTAGTGGTAATTGTAGTAAAAGTACCAACACCAAAAACAGCATCTCCTACTTTGGTCAGTAGTGCTGTTAAACTGTATTCACCATTGATCGCATTACCTTCAAAAACAAAATAATCAACAGGTAGATAGCCTTCAACAAAGTAAGGTGTAAGACCAGCAGAGGCTTCTTTGACTACGGTTACATAGCCAGCTACAAGATAACCTTCTTCAAAGTAAAACTGATCCACTTTAGATCCTTAAGTTGGAGTGTAAGGTGCTATACCGTTGTCATCAAAGAACACGGTTGAACCATTGGTTCCATTGTTGTGTAATAACAATAGGGTATTTGCATCATTCTGGAATGGTGCAGTAGGAATGGTGTAAGTTGTTCCAGTGTATCTTACTATATTACTAATTCTAATTTCATTTGAATAACTGTTAGAATATGCACCTGCATCCTGCCAAAGACCGTCAGCAATACCGTTTGAATGTCCAATTCTTAATCCTGCATTGCTTGCTTTCAGAGTAGCAGGCAAATTACTAGCAGAATACACTCTATTTCCGTTTGAATACATTGTCAATGTAGTGCCAGTTCTACAAACGGCAATATGGTTCCAGGCATTTAGAGTAAAGGCATTGTCACTGCTGAATCTTACATCAATGCCTGGGGTACCTGCTGATGTGTTATTACAGAATAATATTCTACCTGTGCTCCAATGTGAAACTTGCCATCCATTGTTTGTTCCGTTCTGTAAATTGGTAACAAAATTACCAGTAGAACTTATTGGATATAACCAGGCTTCAACTGTAAAATCTTCTGTGGTAAATGCAGTATTAGATGCATCAGGTGATGTTAAAAATTGATTTGTTCCATTGACATACAAACTGGAGCCACCAAACTTTGATTGAGTGGTTGATACTGCGGCACTGCCGTTAGAAATAACGCCCTGCTGTCTTCTTGTGCCATTGTCATCACGGAATACTGTGCTACTGTTAGTGCCATCAAAGTGACATAACAACAAGGTGTTGGCATCATTGACAAATGGCGTAGTGCTGGGTGTAAAGTTGGCAGTGTATCTTGCAGAATTACTAATGCGGAATTCATCCATAAAGCCATCAACACCACTACCACTACTTTGGCCTATGTATAAAGGTGTAGCAGCCAAATAATTATTTGTGTCTGTATAGGTGCTGCCTGTCTGTGTGCCGTTAACAAACAATTTTGTTGATGAACCTGATCTTGACAATGCTATGTGATACCAGGTATTGGTAGATAAGGTGCTACCAGTAATCCTAGTGGTTGCTCCCACATCCATTGTTAGTGTGCCATTAAGAGTATAAACTATTGGAGAGATCTGACTGGTATTTCCGCCTCTCAAATCCCAATGTATATCATAACTTGACAGTGAGGTAGGTCTAATCCAATATTCAACTGTGAAGTCTGTTGTGCCAAATGCAAAACTGCTTGGGGTATTCACACTGGATGAACCATTCAGACTTAAACTTGATCCACCAAAATAACTTTGTGTAGTAGAAATTGCCGCAGTATTTTGTTGGCTCAATCCGTGGGGACTGCGACCACTTACATCGTCTGTTACGATGAGAGAAGCATCAGCACCATCTGCGTGAACTAACAATACTGTATTGGCATCATTTTCAAATGTTGTTGCAGGTGCTGTAAAGTTGGCAGCATAACGAGCTACCTTTGAGATACGAACTTCATCTATGTAACCATCCCAGTTATAACTGGCGGCTATTCCACCAATGTAGATTGCACCATTACCACCAAATGTGCCTGTAACTCCAGTGACTGCTGTTCCGCCTACACCGTCCTTATACATTGTTAGTGTAGTTCCATTACGGACAACTGCTAAATGAGTCCAAGTGTTGGCAGATATTGTTCCAGTGTATGTTGGATAATAACTGGTGCCTGCAGTATTTTGCCAAGCACTATAACCTGCTTGATCAGTGCCTACTTCAACCCACCATATTCCTAGTCCTGTACCACTGCTTCTATTACCAATAGGAACCCTAATTGCACCTGTTGATGCTAATCTCACCCAAAGTTCAACAGTAAAATTGCCAGTGAATGTAAAATCATTACTGGCTGAAGAAATAAAATGATCTCCTGTACCATCAAACAACATTGAACTCTGTCCAAACTTTTCTTGTGCGGTACTTAATTGTGCATTACCCACTGCGGTAAATGTCTTGGCAGTTCTCGTAGTTGTGGCACCGTTGTCATCTTCAAAGAATGTGGTGGCATTGGTACCGTTGGCGTGTATCAATAGCAGGGTGTTGTCATCGTTGACAAATGGCACGGTGCTTGGGGTAAAGGCTGCGGTATAACGGGCAGAGTTTGAAATGCGAACTTCATCAACATAGCCATTTAATGCATTAAATGAAGTATTCCAACTGGCAATGCCAATACTGACCACAGTGGCAGGATAGTTATTAGTATCTGTATAATTGCTACCTATTTGAGTTCCATCTCTAAACAGTTTGGTAACACCACTGCTACGACTTAGGGCAATGTGATACCAAGTGTTGGCTGATAAAGTATTTCCTGTTATAGCCGTTGCACCGTTTACATAATAATAGATTACTCCATCACTGCCACAATAGACCACAGGTTTGACTTCTGTTCCACCTGAGGCACGCAGATCAAACAGGGCTGGCCCGTTGGTAAAGTTGGTGAAACGGAACCAACCTTCAAGAGTAAAATCACCTGTGCCAAATCCAAAATCACTGTTAGATGCTACAAACAAATAGTCACCAGTACCATCAAATAAAGCACTTGCTCCACCAAATTTACTTTGTGCGGTTGATACTTGTGCATTGCCAACGGCAATGATGCCTTTCTTTGAACGCAAGATTGTTACCACTGCTGCCACAGTGGCAAAATTAGCACCAACCATTGAACATAGGATACTCATTATGTAATGTTTCCTGTTAGGATGGCCACGGTTGAACTTATGAATAAGATATTGCAAACACCGCGTGTGGCTAAACTTACTGAAGTCTTATTGGTGTTAGTGCCTGCAATGTAAGCATTGGTTGTACTCAATGTAATTGTAATTGCGGCTGTGTGGTTATTGTAAACTACCACAACATCGCCTGCGGCAAATGTTGAGTTGGGAACAGTAATTGATCCACCACTTGCCACCTGCACAAATTCAGCACGGTCTGATGTCTGTAGAGTGTATGAACTGGATTTTTCAGCACCTGCTGAAGGTATGCTTCTAAAGCCTACACCGTTAGTGCCATCTGCTGTGCAATTTGACAAATTACCACTTGTTGGTGTGCCTAACAATGGTGTTGTGAATGTTGGTGAAGTGGCAAATACCAATGCACCTGTGCCTGTTTCGTCAGTTACTGCGGCAATAAGATTAGCAGAACTTGGTGTGCCTAAGAATGTAGCAACGCCTGTACCTAAACCACTTACACCTGTGCCAATTGGCAATCCAGTAGCGTTGGTTAATGTGGCTGAACTTGGTGTGCCTAGAGCACCACCACTTACTAATGGAGTAGTACCGCTTGATGCGGCTGTGATGCGACCTTGTTGATCTACTGTAATGCTTGCGTAAGTATAGGCAGCGGGGGTAACTGCTGTGTTAGCAATTGAAATAGCACCACTAGAGATGCTGATGCCTGTTGATTGTGAAAAACTATCACGGGCTCGCTGTGTGGTAAAATAAAGATTGGTTGAACCTTCTGTGACTGAATCAGTTGAACCTGGGCTTGCTGATATCTCAACATAAGCTGAACCACTCCAACGATAGATCTTGTTGGTGTCTAGTGTGACATAGATCTTTGATGTTTCGCCTGTGACTGGCAATGCGGCTTGATTAGCGGCTTCTACCACATCATCCACATAACTTGGCAGTTGAGCGGATGCCACTTTGCCACCAGCATCCAATCCTGCATAACCATTGTTTTGATTTTTGTTAGCTGAATTCTCTGCTGTGAAGCCTAGACTGGTTTGATAACCGCTTAGGTCTGGACCTGTGATAGTAATTGTGTCAGCGTCTGTTCTAGACACTGTGACATTAGTTGCACCAGCAAATTTAACTGCGTCTGTTGTGCTATCACTACCAACTAGATTTAGGTTAGCACCACCTGTGACAGAACTTGCGTTTTGTGTATATGTAGTATTGGCATCTGTGCCATTGCTTGCGGCTGTTATACGACCTTGTGCATCAACTGTGATGCTAGATAGCGTATAACTACCTGCTGTGACAGCAGTATTGTCTAGATTTAGCGTAACCGTGTCTGTTGCTGATGCTACTGAACTTAATCCAGTACCACCACTAATAGTCAGTGTGTCATTGAGATCTAACACCTGTGGGGTGCCGCTATCGCCAGCAACGGTAACAGTAGCATTCTGTAGGTTGGTAAAGTTTGCATCACCTTCAACGAAAGAGAGTGCTGAGCCTTTGCCTGCTCTGGTTACTATTACTGGCTTGGTCATTTCCTAGATCCTTTAATATTATTAAAAAGGGCACAAGAGCCATTAGCCCAAGTGCCCATAGCATAGACCTATTAGGCTAGGCTGATTGTTAAATTGCCTGAACTTACCTGAAAAGTGTCACCTGAATCTATGGTCTTGCTGGTTGTGACTTGTCCGTAGAATAGCACATTACCACTACCGCGTGTGCCACCATCCATAACTGCAATGTGAGTCACTGTGCCCCAACTTGCTGTTGCAGGATCAAATGTTACAGTTGCGGCTGTTGCTGAACTGGTAGGGTTAGTACCAGTTGCGGCTGCAAATGTTACTTCCTTACGAGCATAGGCTGTGCTACCTGCTGTTGCTACTTCATTAGTTGAAGTTGTGCCTGCTTCTAGATTGGCTGCAGTGGTAGCGGCATCAATGTCGCTCTTGAACAATGCTAGATATAATGTAGTTGGTGCTACATATGGTGCTGTGCCATAACGCAATGTATGGTCTAATAGTTTTGCTTCTAAAAAATTTGAGGCCGCGGACATAATAGTCTCCTTTGTTTTGAATATGTTGTCTGACTAGACAACATAGGGTTGTCTATGGTCAAAATGTTTTTGACATTGTATTTACACAAATCCTCAAAAATCATTGAAAAAAGGTAGAAAAAGATTAGTAATAGCCCCACACCTGTGTTCTGGTGCCTGTGACTGCTGTGCTTGGAGCAACTGTGTTGAATGAAGTAATTGGTTCTAATAATGTTCCGCCTAAGACTGTAAGAGAAATTGCTCTAGTTGAAACGATAGTTATTGAACTTGGATTACCTTGACTTACACTTAGAGTCACTGGAACATTTACTGTAGATTCGCCTGCCAGCGGCAATGGCATATAGGCAGAGCTTGATACAAATATTGATTTCATTTGCCCTGTAGTTCCATCATACACGCCTTCCCAAACTACTGGAGTTAATACATATTGACGAGTAACATCAGTTGGAGGTGCTGATTCATTGTCTAATACTGTGATACTGGTAGATACCGTAGTTCCAGTTGCACAAGGATTGGCACTTGAAGTACCAAATGTTATTGTTAGTCCTTGTGTGCCTTGGTAAACACCATCATCTGTAGTTGAGATAGTTAAGGTAGCTGTGCCACTGCTGGTAGTTACTGTGCCAGTTAGTGCAGGGCTTGACACTTTGCCTGTGGCAGTTCCTGTTATAGTATAAGGAAATGTGGCATTTAGTCCTGCACCAGTTGCGGTCAATGTTACAATTGAACTACCTCCTTCTGTAATGCTGGCATTATTACGGGTTGCTGAAACTAGACCTGATGCAACATTATCATAAATTATTACTGTAGTAGTTAATGTACCAATGGTAATTGTGGCAGTTTCACTGCCTTCTGTTGTGCCATCAGAGGTAGCAGTAAATGTTAGTGCTCCTGCACCATTAGTTACTGTGACATTGCCAGTAAGAGGTATTGAAATATCTCCTGCTGATATACCAGTGATTGTGTAAGGATAGTCTATTGCTGGTATATCAAATAAACAACTGGTACAGGAGTGCCCAACTGTAATAGTCTTTGAGGCACCTTCACATAATGTTCCACCTGCTGAAATAGTTGTTAATAAAGGAGCTCTGGCACTGCCAAGCACTTTGTCTAAATTTTTTGCAGCGTCATCTACTGGTTTTGTCTGTTTACTGTAAATTGGATTACCATTAGCATCCGTGCCAATCTGTTGACGACCAAACAATTTGTTCAATAGACTATTCACAATGCCCAAGCCCACATTGGCAGCCAGCATACGACCAATACTTAAAGCAACCTTGGCATCATCTAGATCCTGTAGAGTTTCGTTGTTTTCTTTAAGTTGAATACCTGTCTTCTTGGTCTTTTCAACTGCAACTAGACCAGCGGTTGAGTAAACATCTGCTGAATATTCTAGAGCAGTAATGTTAATTGTGATGCCTTCTTCATCTACTTCTTCAATGCGAGTTACACGAAACACTTTACTGCTATATCCATACATTGAAGCAGTGACATCAATGAGATCACCTGCTTTTAGCCCCAAGGCTGTGTAGTCAGTGGTAAAAGTTATGATTTTGTTGAGTCTGCTTTGTTTAAGTTCAACGCTGGCAATGTATTGTGCCTGCACAGGATCATTGATAAGATTGCTTTGAATGTTGAGAGTGTTGTCTACTTCATTGGCATATCTATTTTCATTTGGTATTGTAACTTCAACAAAGTCAGTTTGATCTTGTAGTGTTCTATGCGGAAACTCTAGACTGCAACTGTTATAAAGTTCTGACACTCCTGTTTCGCTGACATTGATACTGCCAATGATATTAGAGTTGTTAAAACTCTTGATGCTAGATCCTGTGGTGTTTATAATTACAGCCCACTTGCCTTGACTAATATCAAAGGTTAGAAACGCTCCTGCGGCTGTGCAAAGATCGTTTAGGTTTTGTAGTGCTGTCTTGTCTGTTGAAACAACACCGTTAATGTTTAATGGTTGATATATTGAACTTGGCATTGTTTTTCCTTATTTTGAAGTTATTCTAACGCCAACTATTCCGCTGCCGCCATTAGCGCCATTTTGTGACTTAGCACCGCCGCCACCGCCGCCAGAGCCGCTGTTTGGATTAGCACTTGTAGGATTAGTGCTGGCATTACCACCTCTTCCTGCAATACTGGAATTTGGGTAAGTTCTAGTGTTTCCTTGTCCTAGACCATTTCTTACAGTTTGAGTTGATGTATGACCACCAGCTCCACCAGCGGCATAATATCCAAACATTGAATTTGTTGAATCATCCCAAGTGATGGTGGTAAAATTACCACCAAACCCGCCTCTAACAACAGTACCTCCTGCTGGCGTATCATTAGGAGCCAAGCCAGTCTCATTGGGATTAGAACCATTGCTGGTTGACCCACCTCCACCTCCACCGCCTGCTCTGTCATAATATCCGTTAAAATAACTAAGGCCAGTTAGGAAGCCATTTCCGCTTTGAGGTCTTATATTATTGTAGACAACATTGTCAGCTGTTGTACCACCACTTCCTCCAATTGCAGTATAACCAAAAGCCGTGGTATTTGAACCAGGTACACCATCAGTGGCGCTTGACACAAAAGGTACTCCTGCAATACCACCAGCACCTCCTGATCCAATAATAATACTGTAGGTTTGATTAGTTATGGAAACATTAGATGCTGTTATCACTTGACCAGCACAACCACCAGTACCGCCAAAAGTACCGCCGCCACCACCGCCACCAATTACAACAATTTCAAAATTGCCATATGTTAGATCTTCATAGGTTGGAGTATAATTTTGGCTTGAAGTAAAAATAAAACTTCTTGCATTATTATAACTGGCAGCAGTACCAGTTAATGTTACATTTTGATTTACCTGTTGAACACTGTTCTTTTGTTGAATATATGTGAATGTTCCGTTAGAACTTACTCCGCCTGTTGGCCAGAATCTAACGGCAGCAAACTTGGCATTGCATTGTGCTTTGGTTCCAGTAAAGGTCAAAGTTGAAACAGGAGTTTCAGTTGCAAAGCCAAATAGTCCTAAAGCACTTGCAAAAGAAATAGTATAATTGTCTCCTTCAGTGTTATCAAAATCGCTGATGTAGGGAATATCAGTTGCAAAAATAGTATTTTCACGATTGGCAAAATAACTTCTAGTAATGTTCATATTGGTTATTTCAGTGTCGTTACTGGAAATGGCCATAACCTGTAATTTAGTGGCAGTATCAGCTCTTGGTGTTGACACTGAATAACTTAAGGTAAAATCTGTTGCCCAATCAACACCTGTTTTAATAGTTAATGTTGCCATTCTAGTGTTAATCTCACTGCGTGTTCCAGTGACTGTGAGAACTTTAGTTGAACTATTAAAACTTTGAGAACCTTCTGTTCCTGTAGTTGATAATAAACTTACAGCACTTGCAGTACTTGGAGTTACTGTAAATGTATATGCACCTGAACCATCATAAGCACTATCAGTAATCAATGGAACGCCCGTTGCTGAAGTTACAGCATCTTCTATAAAATAAATTGTAGGCGTTGTTACAGCACCAAGATATAATAATCCTTGGCTTGACATAATGTGAATAACGCTGTCTGTAGTAGCATTTAGATTATTTGATAGTGCATAGGTTATTGAAAAATCAATTGATGTAGCATTGCTGGTAATTTGCAATCCAGCCAGTCTAGAATTAACCTGTGCTCGTGTTCCGCTAATAGTAATAACTTTGGTTGAGGCATTTACAGAGAATGACCCGCCTGTGCCTGTAGTTGTAAATGTAGACACACTGGCAATGCTACTTGGTGTAGCAACCACAGTCCAAGTGGTTCCAGGATAACTGGCATCAACATTAACAATTTGTGTGGTGTTTAAAATTGTAGTTGTTGCTGATGCTGGATAGATAAATTCAAGAGGAGTCGTTAAGAACACAACATCATTAACTGTAAGTGTAGTAGTCCAACTTTTTGTTTGGTTTCCATCTGCTTGACTATAATAGGCAATGGTACTAGTAAAGGCAAAAATTCCATTATAATTTGATGGAGGTGTAACCGTAGCAACCTTAACAGCGTCCCATTGAGCTTTTGTTTTTAGTCCTGACAGTCTGTAGACGCCAGCACTTACAATTGAAGATGTTACTCCTGTAGGCAATGTGGCCCAAGTTACAGTAGTTCCAGCAACTGCACTAACATTTATTGTGTAAGTTGGAGCAGAAACATCACTATTAATAATTTCTGTTATTTCAATGCCAATTGGTGTTGTTAGCGCAAAACCCTTATCAATAATAGCTGACTGAGCTGTCCCTGTTGATCTATCAAAGGTAACAGTAGCACTTCTGTTATCTGTAAATTCAAAACTTAGTGCTGATGCATACCCATTTAATTCTGTTAGACTGTTCATACGCTGTAGATCTCCGCATCTGGAATGCCAGCACCATATCTGGTATTTCTCATATAATCATTTACACAATCACCAGGTAAGGTCATTGAGTTTGTAAGTTTGAATTCAATTTCACCTAGACTGGTAACATCACGCTCTTTGTTGTATTCAACACGAACAATGGCAAATACCAAGTTGGTCATTGCGTGAAAAGCAGTCCAATTTGGCATAATACCAGACGCATAGCCTAGACTGCCGTTAGTATACCCCTGTGGAACTACTGGACTGTTGCTACCATTATTAAAACAATAGATTTTAATCAAGCCATTCATTTTATTGTTAACATTGCCATCAGCATCTGTTATTGATTGCACTGTGATACCATCACCTTGAAATGTAACTAGGCCTGAGTTTAAAAACACTGAGTTGAATGTAAATGAACTAGCAGCACCTGTGCTTAACAATGTGCCTGTCTTTTCGCAAATGGTAATGCAATAGGTCATTGTTTTGTTGTCACCACTTAGTACTGCATCTGTAATAATGCCTTTGGTAAATGCTGTTCCATAAATCACTGGAATTGCGTGATTAGTATCTGGGCTCAATTGTTCGCGAACAAATCTATCAGGTTGAGCAGTTTTAGCCGTTTCAGGTTTTGAATTGCCTTTGTTTACACTCTTATTAACTTGAGTTAGTATTAGACCTAATGCGGCCGTTTTAGCCACACTGATTGCAATATTTTTTGAAGCCTCACTTCTAAAGATTGCACTTCCTAGACTGCTTAAATCATCTAACCAACTCATTTTTTAGCTCCAAAATCAAAGTAACTGCTTTCTAAACTAGGCACACGATCCATTGAAATGTCAGTAGAATAAAACTTCTTTTGACTGGCTGGATTGGTCTTGCGTCCCGCTATCTTGTTGTCTAGGATATCAACATTGCTGGCACAGGTAAGAAGCAGGATATTGCTACTATCTCTACTGTCAACATCATATTCTTCTTCTAAACTAATATTGTTTACATAGCCCACAAAGCGATTTACTGGATTGCCAGCAACTGCACTTAGAAATGTGCCAGTGGAAGCATCAAACAAACCTCTTAAGACTCTAACTGGATTGCCTTTGATATTGGCAGCAACAATGTCACTGATCATTGAGTCTGGGACACCACTGATGCCTATAGTTATTTCACCGCTAGTGCTGCGAAGTTCACTACTACTTCCACTAATGCTTAGTAATTTTCCCAGTCCAACATAGGTATCACCACCAATGGTTGTTGATACTAATCTGTCACTAAACAATAATGTTGAACCTGTTAGAGTAATCTTAATGAATAGATTACTTTCAATGCTGCCATAACCTGTTAAACTTAGTACAGACATTATACTACCTCTTGAAACACAAAAGGACCACTCCAACTAACTTGATTGCGGCTAAAGATTGTCCACTCTGGAAACTGAATACAGCGAACAGTATAACTTTCATCACTGGCTGGTGCTGTGTTATTGTAATACCAAGGGAACTTGGCATAGGGTAATGATATTGTGGCAGTGGTAATTCTATCAAGAACTTCAGCGGCTGCAATATCTGTTTTTAACACAGTCCAAGGAATACCATCTGGTAGTTTAACTTCAAAGCGTTTGGGTTGTGTGCCACGACTAACTGCACGAACTGTGCCATCGCGGGCTGTGGTTGAAGCAACCATCTTTTTTCTGTTGATGCTGATTGTTTCAGCCTGATTTACTATCCATTGAAATGTCATTGTTATCTCCTAGCAGGTGTTGATTTACCACCCTGCATTGCTATTGCGTGAATAAAGCCTGGGTCTTTTGCAATCATCTGTTTGAAGCTCATTGCGTCAACTGCTGATATGTTATAGGTCACATTGCCACCACCTTGAAGTCCGCTGTTAGGCACCATTGAGCCTGCTGAATTAGGAACGAATAGTTCAGGACCACGCTCGCCTACCAAGTAAGGGCGACGATCACTAACAGGACCGCCTGCTGCCAATATGCCTGGAATTATACTACCTCCAAGTAATCCACCACCGCCACCTTTGGTTTGACCTAATCCTATTTGAAATAAGCCTGCCATAGTCTGACGAATCTGACTGCGTAGTAGCTCTTCAAGCATACTGGCAACAAACTCTTTCCAACTGCCTTTCATATTTTTGGTTGCTTTAACCAAGTAATTTTCCATACCCGTAGAGAATGTTTTAAATGCTGATTCAACTGCTTTGGCACCGTTGGTTGCATCGTCAACATATTCAGCCATACTTTTTCTTAATCCTACTATTGCATTACGGCTCATATCATAAGCATCAGCTTCTGCCTGTTGCAATTCTTTTACACCTTGCATTGCGGCTTGATAGTATGCTGATGCTTCATCTTCACTTAATTTTCTACCAGTTCTTTGTTCTTCTGCTCTAATTTGTGCTTCTGCTGATTTTGTTGCTGCCACTTCAATGTCATAGAACTTCTTTTCTATTGCAGTCATTCCAACAGATGCCATTTCAAATTGAACATCACGAATCTTGTCATACATATCTAGTTGACTTTTTAGTTGAAACTGTTGCAGGTTATATTTCTCTGTGGCAATGTTTAACTGATCTTGAGATTCTTTTACTGCTTCAATACCTTGTCGTGCTGCCTTATAATATTCTGTCTGTTCTTCTGGTGATAGTTTCTCACCACGGCGCACTTCTTCTGCTTCAATCTTGGCTTTGGCAGTGTTGCGAATTGCAATTTCTAATTCAGCATAACCCTTGGCCTGTAATGGCAAGAACATTGTAGCGGCACGCTCACTTAGATCATTGCTCTTGTTCTGTAGATCAATCAACTGTGAGGTTGAGAATATGTCAAGTTGTTGAGCTCTTTCTGCTTTAATTCTAGACTCAACCAATCCATCAATGCTGGATTTTTGTTTGTCGTATTCTTTACGCAGTTTGGCCTGTGCGGCTTCAAGTTGAGGTATAGCGGCTAGATCAACTGGTGTGCCAGCGTTACGCTTTTCATTGATTTGATCTTGTAGTTTTTGTAATTCTTGATTGAATGATTTCTCTGCTGCAAATCTTTCTTGTGCTAGAGCTTTGGCCTTGTCGCTTTGATTGATAGCATCTGTTTCTAATTTATATTTTTTATTGGCTTCTGAATTAGTGTCTTGATAGGCTTTGAGAACTTTGTTTAATTCAATTGCAAGTTTTTCACTTTCAGTTTTGATCTTGCGTGTGTCTTCTTTATTTTTTTCTAGTTCTTTTGATCTTTGAAGAAGTAATTTGTTTTCTCTGTCTACTTCACTTTGATCTAGGAAGGTTGGTTGATCAATGCCTAATAATGATTTTAATTTTGTATAGGCACTAGTTGCATAGTCACCTAGATAACCTAATGCTAGGCCTAAACTGGCCAATCCAGGAATACTGGAAATGGCCCACTTACCCAGGTCACCAATGGTGCCTTTAAGAACAACTAATGTTCCTCTTAAGAGTCCACCAATTGAATTAAGTTGACCACTTATTGCTCCCCAATTGCGGAAAGCATTTACCACTACACTTACAGTTGTTCCTACGGCAGCAGCACCAGATTTTAATGCTACAAAACCTGCTCCTAAAAGAGCAACAGCACGACCTAGTATAAAAAATGTGGCAACTATTGTTCCTATTTGAACAATTACAGTAATAAATGTCTTAAATGCGTCACTGGCAGTGTTTATACTTTTAGCAAGTTTACTAATAGGTTCTAGTGCGGCAAGTATTTGTAACTGCAGAGTTTTAAATGCAGAAGCAAAGTTATCGCTGGCATCACCTGCGGCTTTTACTGCATCAGCACTTAGACCACTTTTGTTAATAAAATCTTGCAGATCACCATTAACTTTACCAAAGTCAACAGAAGCAAAGCTCTTGCCAAAGATATCAACAGCAATGGCAGTACGCTTGGCATTATCACCAGTTTCTGCTAGACCTTTTACAGTTCTCGCCAATAGATCTTGTTCACTTAGACTTCTTAATTCTTCAAATGTAATTCCAAGTTCTAGAAACGCATTTTGACTTTGTTTACTACCTTCAGCCGCAGAACTTAGTGTTTGATTAAAACGACCAATGCCGTTAAGAGCACCATCAACACTGCCACCTGAAGCGGCAATAGCTTGACTAAAGCCCATAACATTTTTCAATGCCATTCCGCTTGAATCAGCAATATCACTTAGGCTATCTGCTAATTGATAAGCACTGGCAACTAAAGCACCAACACCAAGTGTGCCAATGGCAGATTTAAGACTGCTAAATGCACCTTGTGTCTTGGCCAGCTGACCTTGTAATTGCTGTAAGGGGTTTACGCTACCCTTTACATCTGTATCAATACTATATTTGATATCCGCCATATTACTTCCTTGTCTTTATTTTTGTTATACGCTCAATAAACTTGCCAGTTGGTTCAACCATACCCTTGGGTGCTTGTTTACTGGCTCCTTCATCTAACTTTTGTGCATAGGCATAGTTAGCGTGAATAGTTGAGCCTTTTAACTGTGTGCTACGGCGAGCGTTGCCCTTGTCTTTGGGGGTGATGCTGACAAAATAATCATAGGCTTCTTTGGGAATATCACTTATTCTCTTTTCAAGATCCTGTAGACTTTTGGTCATTGTGTTCTTCAGCAATTTTGCGTTTACGCTCACTATCTTCTCTCCTGGCTAAGTCCATATACCACTGTAGATCCTGCTTCTTGGCTTTAGGTTGTATTTTACCTTCTGCAATATCCTGTCTGTATGATACCCATCTTGTGCTGACATCCAGCACATATAAATCAAATGTTGTTGCTCTGCTTAGGGCCTCGCTGGGCAACAACCCATATTCTTTGGCGAGGTTGTTGAGTGTAATAATCAAACTGACTTCAGTGCTATCCCACTCAACTTCTTGCCCTACTACTTTCCCAAGGTTTCTACTACTTTGCCTATCACTTTGATCAATAGAGTGCTGGGCAACATATTCTCACCTTTGATGATTTCTTTGCCTTCTTCGTCTAGGATCAAGGTCTTTACCAGACCAATCATTGAAGCCATATCCTGTTGATCTGCATTGGCCAGTTTCATAAACATTTCCAATGGTTGGCGGTCCCAAGAATAGAATTCAACAGGCTCCCCAAACTCTTTGACGGTGGCTTCATCGTCAATAATGAACGGAATTAGTTTTGGTTTTGCTGCGATTTGTGAAAGTTTCATCTTTTAATCTCCTTGTCTTTCAATCAGTGTATGAGCCAGTACAAGCATAAACTTGATACGACCCTGTGCTTTATCTATGTCGCCACGAGCACACTTGATTTCATTAGTGGCTTTGGCAATCTCTGCTACGAGACTTTCAAGCAGTTGCTTGTCTGTCTTTGTATCTAATACATCCATATATCTACCTTTTGTATTTAGTTGGTCATAAAAGAAAGGGGGTTTTTACACCCCCTTTCAGTCGCTTTACGCGATTCGCTCCCAGGCTGGGATTAGGTCGCTGCTACTGTGTATTCACCAGCAACTGTAATAGTTACTGGAGTTACCCACACAGGGCTGTCAGCACTTAGTGTTGGTGCTAGACCAGTGATGTAACCTACACCCTTGATAAAGCGGTCAGCAGTTGCTTGGCCACTTGTGCTTTCAACAAACTTCAAGATAAAGTTAATCTGAGTCTTGTTGCGACTGCAGCCTAAAATACCTTGCTCAGCAATGGTTCCTGTTGCAGTCGCTGCGATGTTAGTTCCAAAGAACACTGCATCGTCAACTACCAAGTTCATAGAGATTGAGTTTGTAGAGGTTGTTGCTACCTGCTTCTTGGCTGTGGAATCTAATTGACTCCAAGTAAAGACATCGTTAGCGGCGTTAATTGTGATATCTTGCAAACCAGACACTGTTAGTGCTGAGGCTTGTGTGATATCTGTTTCTGATGAGGCAACATCTAATGTCAATAAAATTGCATTAGCACTGCCTGGTCCTGGACTGATATATGCCATAATTGGCTCCTTATGTTAGTTTTATGAATCGTAATTCTATTTGCGTGACAAGTTTGTCAGCTTCAAAACTGGTCTGAACATCTACTTCTCTACTGGAATAGCCAGCAGTTGGTAATATGTCCTTGGCAGCTCTTATGAGGCCAACAACTTCGTCGTAGTTTGGTGTCAATGATTTTGCATCATTAGCAAGATAAACAGTAACGGCCACTGTGTCTCTGGTTATGTTCACACCACTTAGAGTAGTAATGATAGGTTCAACAATGTATTGATCAACTCCTACATAGACCTTTTTCAAGTTCTTGATGTATAGAGGGACTCCACTTTCACTAAATGGCAATTCAGTGCTGACAATGAATGTACCAAAGTTTTGTGTCTGTAGATAATCAATGACATCTGTTCTCATCTTACTCTCTTAATGTTATACTGGCCTGGTGACTTCTCTCCTGACTCCACAGTGTTGTCATTGTCAAAGTCATACCAATCACC